GAAAGATCGGTGATCGGCACCCACCTATCCGTGCCATCGCAGGACCAGGGTGAGCGCGGCGTGGCGCGCGGGGATCGCGAGCGGTCGGCGATCGGCTGCCAGCCTCGGGGTGTATCGACTGCCAGAAAAGCCTAGGAACGCAGTCATATCCGGGGTAATCGGGCAAAACGTCAAGTGTCTGATATGCCACGATACCCGGTCGCCGGGGGCAATCGAGTGTATCGAGTGTATCTATTACCTAGGAAAATAAAGGAGAGAGCGGAACCTCGGGAGGTCGGGTGCCTCAAACTACCGCCAAACTTGTAGCAGCAGTTCAGCCGGGGATCGCGCGTATCCTATATTTTTAAAACTTGGTAGTAGATACATTCGATACATTCGATAAGTCGGCCTGAACAAAATCAATCACTTAGCTCGGGTAGTCAACTGCCAGGGAACCTTGGTAATCGACGCCAAAAACCTGGCAGTCGATAGCTTGCCACTCGCGAGGTCACCCACGCGGGGCAAATCGGGCGGCGCGGCGCATTAAATCCACAGCATTCGGTGGCGCGTGCCTCATGCGCGCCGGTGTTGCGAGTGCTGTAGGTTGAATGGGTCGCTCCTGCTGTAGCAGGATTAGTTATTCCTACTACAGCAGTAACAACGAGGTCAGTCTTAGGCGTCAGGCTTAGGCTGCCGTCAGGGCGTCCACGTCATCCGGCGTGAACGTTGAGGGTGACAAGGCGGCACCGATGGACTTCTTGCCACCACGGGCGCGCTTGGCCGCCTTGGGTGCGGGCGGCGCGACCGTCTCGACCTCGACCTCGGGGACTTCCTCGGTCGCGGGGACTTCTTCGGTCTCGGTCGGCTCGTTCAGCAGGCCCTCGATCGTCTGGTCCGGCTGATCCGATACTACGGTCGTAGCACCGGGAACCATACCGCGCACTGCGTCGAGGACTTCCTTGGTCACGGTCGCGAGACCATCGGCGGCCGCCACGATGTCGGCCAGATCGAAGTGGCTGGAGATCGCGCGCAGCTTGCCCACGATGGCCTCCAGTTCCTTGGCAGTCTTGGCGGTGTCCACCTTGCGGTCGGCGATGACGCGATGCGCCTCGGCGATCAGATGGTCCATCGTCGGGATGCTCGCGCCGTCTTTGATGAAGCGCGAGGTCGAGAGGATGCAGTGATACTTGCGCAAGAACGCCTCACGCAGCGGCTTCGGCGCACCCTTCTCGGGGTTCTCGCCTTCGATCGTCCAGGCGTCGTTGCACATCCCGATGATGCGGCCGATGTCGTCACGCACGTTGGGGTGCATGACCACGCCGGCTTCTGAGATGAACGTTTTGATGGACTTGGACAGACCCTGCTGGTCTTCCTTGGCCTTCTTCAGCATGGAAGACGCCGCGGAAATCTCCAGCTCCGTCCAGCTACCCTCGGCGGAGCGGTCCGCGAGGGCGCGCATGGCGTTCTCACGGGCGTTGGATGCCTCGACCTTGGCCTTGTCGTTTTCATCCTTGGCGTTGGCCGCGAGACCGTCGGCGTAGGCGATCTCGGTCCGGCAGACCGAGGTAATCGTGCTGGAGATCGAGGACAAGCGCGCCGCATCGTTGGTCTGCTTGGCCTTGATGGCGAGAACCGTGTTCAGAACGTTTGTCATAGGCTTAGCCTCCAATGCTACTACGTAGTAGCGGGTTGACCGGGTTGCTCCGGTAGTGACAAGCGGGAGTGCGTGCCACTGCCGGAACAACGAAAAGCCGCGCGCGACCCTAAGAGGATCACGCGCGGCTTGACGGTTGGGGGTTGGAGTGCGTAGCCCCATCTCGCGCGGTTGCTAGGCGCGCAGGATGTTTGCGTTCTGATAAAGAGGCCGATTGTAGACCTAATTTGTTGCGTTCGCGCCCGGCTACGGAAGGATACTATCCAACCCGCAAGATGCCTTTATGATGCGCCTGCCAATCCATACCTCACTACGGTCGCTCTGTTCATCGCACCATCGCTTGCCAGTATCTGCGCCTCATACGCCCGCAGACTTAACAATCGCATTGCGAGCAGGGGTTATCGTTACCGTGCGCACTTTGGATTAGGGTCATTGTTATGTCGGGCTGACCAAACTCCGCCCCGCTAGTCTCACTAGCCTGATATAGCTCCCCGCCTAACACCGCTCGGGCTCGCATTGTAAATGAACAGGTAGGCTAGACGCCGCAGGTCTATGGTGCCTGCTACCAGTTTAGGTCGTCTACACCCTAGTGGATCGGTCAGATACTACGTAGTAGCGCCTGCCGGGGGGTGGCCACCGGGGGGGCCATCTGTCCATGGGGGAGGGGGGCTGGGGGGTGCTGTTATCTAAGCCCCCAAGACACCCAGCCTAAAATCGCTTCCGAAATTTTAATTCCAAAAATTTGGACCCCTTCAAATCACACCCTTTTAACCTGCCACGCGCGCCGATTTCGTGTATCAACAATGCCTATTCGTTACGATAGCGTTACATGTCACAGTTACGAGAGTAGTGTTTTTGTTTGGTAAACTCCGCTAGACACAAGGCGTTGCAGCGTGCGACACAGTGCGTCACCGGATGCGTCCCAAGCGGCTCCGGCACGCCGTTTTGATGCCCAACTACGGTAGTAGGAAGCCTGGATATGACAACCAAGCGGATCAGCAGTAGCCACTCCCAGATAGGGGAAGCGGCCCCGATCCCTCGTTTAGACGCCTTCCTAGCCGACCGGATCACGGACTGGCTGAGCACAACCTACGAGAGCAGGCGAAAGCCAGAAATACAATCTAAAGTCCTTGCGCTGGTGCTCCAGCTCGCCTTTGATAAGAAGGGCGACCCGCAGCCCTTCCCCCGTCGGGAAGACCTCGCGGAGTATCTGTCCTGCTCCAAATTCACGATCGACGCGGCGATCTACCGCTCGATGGAGCGCGACCTGATCCGCCCGGTGCTGCGCCCGGTCGAGGGCCATCTGGCGCGCGGCGGCGGCGTCAACCAGCTCCGCTATTTCGAGATCATCAGCGACGCGCTGAAAGCTGAATATGACAGCTACAGAAGGACTGCGGGACGGAAACGACCTGCTGCCTAAATAGAAACAACTGAATAATATAACGAAGGGCAAACCATTGCCCATGTCGCGATAGTTGGGTGAAAGCTATTCCCCTTCATAGACAAACCCGTTAGAACCCAGTGACCCGTGGCCGTCGCCGTCCTGGACGGTCATTTAACTTGTGGGGCTGCTACGATAGTAGCACCCTGGAGGTCACGTAATGCCCAGGTCGGGAGCCGCTGCTTCGACGCCACCGCGCATCGTCGCGGACGACATGAGCTACCCCAGTGAGGTCGCACGCCTGTTCGCGACATTCGTGTTCAGTGAGATCATCGAAGACTTCGCCCGCGCGGATTTAGCGCCGCTGCGCCATCGTCCCGCCGCCGTGGATCGGGCGCGCGACGAGGCGATCAAGGACATCACCAGCATCGCCAAGCTGCTCAACCACCCGCCGGACGCCGTCTGATACCCTGCTAACGGGGTTCGCCGGCTTGCGTGATCGCGAGTCGGCGTGACACCCTGGAAACAGTTTGGGCCGGTCCTTTTGCAGAGGACCGGCCCGATACTGGTGGCAATGAGGAGGAACCGTTCGACCCCCTCATTGCCACGCTCCATCCGTTTTTTCAACCCCCCACGGGGGGTCGGGGAGAGCTGTGCCGATGCCAAGCCAGAACTTTTTTTCACCAGGCCATGCAACCGCCACCGCGCGCCGCCTGCGCACCGCCGTCGCCGCCCGCGAGATCACCCCCTACGACTTCGTGATCGCCGACCATTTGCTGTGGCAGTGCCGCAAGCTGGGCCGCGCCGACGCCCGCATCTCGATGTCGGCGCTTGCCTCGCGGTGCGGGCGGGCCAAATCCACCGTCGAGAAAACCGTCAAACGTCTCGCCGACCTCGGCCTTTTCCGCGTGGTGAAATCGCGTCTCAGGGTCTGGTGGGGGGTGAACCATAGCTCGGTCGCGTCCCGCCAGGACGTGAACACCTATGTTTTCTGCGCGCCGGACACAGAGACCGCGCGGCGGCCGGTAGAACGAGTCAAAGATAAAACCCTAGAGTCTCAACATGCTAGACCCTTGGGAAAAGAGCTTGCAGCGGCACTAGAAAGCTACCAAACTACAGTAGTAAAAATGCAAGGGGCGCGTAACCGTGAAAACACTGGTACTGCTGTCCCAAAAGGGGGGTGCTGGTAAGAGCACGCTGGCGCTGCATATCGCGGTCTGTGCCGAACGACAGGGCCTGCGAACATTGCTCGTGGATGTCGATCCGCAGGGGTCGATCGCCGGCTGGGCCGAGCGGCGCGGCGAGCGCACCCCCGACGTGTTGCCGACTCATCCGGCCAAACTCGCCGCGGTGTGCGCCGACTCCGCGCGCGAAGGCTACGATCTGATCGTCATCGACACGGCCCCCGCCGCCGATAGAGGGGCGCTGGTCGCCGCCGGGGTGGCCGATTTTATTTTGATCCCATGTCGGCCCGCGCAATTCGATCTCGACGCCGTGGTCACGACGGTGGCGATGATCCGCACTGTGCGAAAACCGTTCGCCATCGCGTTCAATGCCGCCCCGCCACGGGGCCGCCAGATCGAGGACGCGACCTCGCTGGTGGTAGCGTCGGAATATCCCTATCTGGCGCACAGCATCCGCAGCCGTGTGGCGTTTCAATCCTGCCTGACCTCGGGCGATACCGCGATGGAGCTGGAACCAAGCTCGATAGCGGCGCGCGAGATGGGTGATTTCTACGGCGAGCTGATGGGCCGCATGGACCGGCTCGACCGACTCGTTACCGCCGTGCCGAACGGCGACAACACCAAAACCAAGAGGAGTGCCTGATGGCACTGAAAGCACCGCGAACACTGAACCGCCTGCCCGAGCCGCCGCCCGTGGAGCGCGTCCCAGGCCGTGCCCCAGCGGCGAGCAAGGGCCGCACGCGGCTGACGCCGATCAACGGCAAGGGCAAGCCTGTGGGCACCCGCGAGGGTCGCACGCAGGTGGCGTTCTTCATCAACCGGCAGGCCAAGAAGCAGCTCGATCAGTTCCGCATCGACGAGGATACCTCGTTGCAGGCGCTGATGATCGAAGCGGTCAACCTGCTGCTGGAGAAGAAGGGCAAACGGCCGAACGCGGAGTAGCACCATGAGCGACGATCCGATCCTGGCCGCCCTGGCGCGGCTGGAGGCCGGGCAAGTGGCCGTGATGGAACGCCTCGACCGACTACAGAACGCGATCACGGCGATCCGCGACGACATCGGCGTGAACTTCGCGCGGGCGAGCCGTGCAATCGAGGTGAACGATCACACCCGCGCGGAACTGCGCACGCTCGGCTCCGAGGTCTCGGGGATGCAGCGGCAAATCCAGCGGCTGCAAAGCGACGTGCGCGAGCTGCGCGGCGAGTGACCGCCCGCTAAGGCGTTTCCCCCGCGCCCTTTGCTATGTTACTACCGTCGTAAGAGTTCGACGGAGTCCGGCTATGCGCCTCGATCTGTTCCGCGAGCAGTCCGCCAGTGGTGCCACCATCGGCAGGCTCCACGTCGACGACGATTTCGAGTGCCACACGCTTGAGGATGTCGTGCGCGACCGCGAGAAAATCCCCGGCCGCACGGCGATCCCGGACGGCACCTACGGTGTCGTCGTCACCCACTCGCCGCGCTTCGGCGTGCTGATGCCGCTGCTGGTCGGGGTGCCCGGCTTCGAGGGCGTGCGCATCCATACCGGCAACACCGCCGAGGATACCGAGGGCTGCATCCTGGTTGGCCAGGGCCGCGACGACGACTCGATCAGCAGCTCGCGCGCCGCCTATGCGGCGCTGTTCGCCAAGCTCAAGGCCGCCCATGACAGCGGCGAGACCATCACGCTGACCATCCATCCAACGCAGCGCGAGGGAGCCGAGTCGTGAGCCTGAAAACCAAGAATACCGACTACCGTTTCAGCACGGCGTCGTTTTCCCATCTCAAGCTGATCGTGCCCGGCACGCCGTTCCCGGTCACCGACGGGCTGCTGACCGGCGTGGCGGGGGTGGCCGACCTGACCATGGCCTCGGGCGTGGTGGTGCTCGGGGTGCCGCTGGTGGCGGGCTACAACCCGCTGCGGGTGGTCGCCGTGGCCGCGTTCACGCCGACCGCCGTGGGTGCCGCCGACGTGGTGTTCGCGGGCTACTGCTACGGCGTACCGATGAGCGGCCTGCTGCCGTGAGCGACCTTGGCATCGGCGTCGGCGTGCCGATGCTCGTGGCGCGCGGCGGGGCCGACGCAGGGGGCGGCACCAGACCCGAGCAGGTGTGGGGGCCGAACCTGATCACCAACCCGACCGGCCTGGGCGCGGTCGCGGGGACCATCGGCGCGGGCGGGGCGTTCCCGACGGATTGGGGCCTCTTTTCTGGCACCACCGACGCGACCGTCGACGTCATCGAGCGGCTGGGCAGCCCAGGCGGCACGTTCCGCGTGCATGGTGCCCTGACCGCCTCGACGGCGTTTGAGTTCGTGTTCCAACAGCCGGAGCCGCCGCTGATCGCGGGGGCCACCTACGCCATGAGCGTGGACGTGCGGCTGACGGCGGGCGATCTGACCTTGCCGACGATTGACAGCGTGGGCCTGACGATCCAGGCCAGCGCGGGCGACTGGGCTTCCGTCTCTATCGCTGATGCAGATGCCACATGGAAAACCTACACCATCCCGCCATCGGTCATCGGCGGCACCATCGCGGACCCAGGGCAGACTGTCAGCATCGACTTCGGCTACTACGTCCTCGCAGCGGGGGACGCGCTCGATTTCACGCTTGAGTTCAACAACGTCACGCTGCGGCGGCTGCTGACGGTCGACACCGGGCCGGACTATTTCCTCGGACCCAATCTGGTCACCAACCCGACCGGCCTCGGCGCGGTCGCGGGCACGGTCGGCGCGGACGGGGCGATGCCAACGGAGTGGTCGGTCTACGAAACCGGCGGTGCCACCGTCGACGTCATCCCGCTGCCGGACGGCGAGGGCTGCTCGTTCCACATCCACGGCACGCTGAGCACGGTGAACTACATCGTCCTGGCGTTCCAGCAGCCGCAGGTCCCCTACACGCCGGAGGAGATTTTCACCGGCAGCGCGGAAATCTGGCTGATCGCGGGCAGCTTCGCCGGGGCCACGTATGGGGCGCTCGACATCTACGAGAACAGCGGCAACGGCGACGTCACGACGAGCTTCCTGGACGCCACCGCGACCCCGCGCACCTACATCATCCCACCCAACGCGATCCACGCCGCCGACCCGCCCAACTCTACTACGGTAGCATTCACCCCGTACTGGTCCGTCGCCGCCGTCGGCGATGCGGTGGACTTCACTGTCGGGATCAACAACGCCACGCTGCGCCGGGCCACGCCCAAGCCGAAGCCACCATCCCTCACAATCGACTTCTTGCAGCCCGGCCCGCTCGACCCGCGCATCGTGTTCGCCCGCGCCAGCGGGGGCACCTACATCGACGCCACCGGCATCCTGCGGACCGCCGCCGTGGACGAGCCGCGCTGGGACTACGACGCGCAGGGGACCCTGCTCGGGCTGCTGCTCGAACAGAACAAGACCAACCTCATCTATTCGTCCGTGATCGACGCGACGTGGGGGCCAGACGGCGACGCGCAGCTTACTGGCGCGACAACGCGGCCAGATGGCACGTCGGGAGCCTCGCTGATCGCCGCGGGCGGCACGAGTGATAGCGTCCGTTCGCTGATCGGCCCGATCGTCACCGGCACAGCCGCGTCGACACCCTACACCGTGTCGGTGTTCCTCAAGCGCGACACCACCAACGCCTATATCCAGGTGAACCTCCAAGACGCGGGAGCGACCTACGCGGCGGGCGTGGCCTATTACGACCTGACCAGCGGCGCGGCGGTCATAGGCGACCCGCTTGCTGGCGCTCTTGCGGACGCCGTGGCGACCCTGACCCCCATCGGCAACGGATGGTTCCGCGCCACGCTGGCGTTCACCACCAATGCCGCGTCGGACCGGATCGCCTGCTTCATCGGCCCGTGCATGACGGTCACGGGGGCGGGCGACCACCGAAACTATCCGGGCGTCGTCGGCCAGGGCGTCTATGCGTGGGGTGCCCAGGTCGAAGCCGCCGGGTTCGCGTCCAGCTACATCCCGACGACGGCGGCGGCGTTGGCCGCCCGCGCCGACGATCTGTACAGCGTCCCGGTCGGCCCCTGGTACGACGCGGCCGAGGGCGCGATGGCGCTGGAATACATCCTCAAGGGCGCATTCCCCGGCTACAACGGGCCGATGCAACTGGTCGGCGCGGACCGGGATAACGACTACATCGACATGGATCAGGTCGGCGTAGGGCCGGAGACGGCACCAATGTTATCTGCGGTTCAGGTGTCCATCGGCGGCAACGGCCCCTACGATCTCTACGGCACTCCCGTCCCCATTCCCGCGCACACGATCAACAAGGGCGCGTCGTCATGGGCGGCGGGCGGCGCGATCATCGGCGCGCATAACGGTGTGGGATCGAACAACAGCGGCGGCAACGCCGTGGCCGCGCTGCCGGAGATCGTCGCCCTGACCGTCGCGGGCCAGATGCACTACCAGTGGCCGTGGAGCCTGTGGGCGCGCAGCGCGAAATACTGGCCCAGCGAACTGACCATGGCCGAACTCGTGGCCGAGACGACGCTGCCCGCGCCGCCGGCGGCCAAGCCATCGCCACCGGACAAGCCCACGCTGCCGACGCTGCCCGACAAGCCCTCGCTGCCCGACAAGCCGACGCTGCCGGACAAGCCGCTGCTGCCGCCGGAGAAGCCACCGGAGAAGCCGCCGGAGAAGCCGCCGGAGACGCCCACGCTGCCCGACAAGCCGCTGCTGCCGCCGCTCAAGCCGCCGGCGGGCATCGCGCAACCCAAACGACGAGGCCGCCCATGAACATCATCGTCCTGCTGCTGATCATCCTGCTGCTGTTCGGCGGCCTCGGCGGTCTCGGCTACCGGCAGGGCTGGGTCGGCTCCGGCTACGGCGTCTATGGCGGCAGCGGGCTGGTGCTCATCGTCCTCGTCGTGATCCTGGTCCTGGTGTTCCGCTAGGTCCAACCTGCTGCGGTAATGCGCTGCCGGGGTGCCGACAGTCTACGTTGCTCCCGTAGTAACACCCTACCAGTGTAGTTCCCTGACACCCCGAGGGCCGCATATTGCAGGCAATCCGCCACGTCCGACCACGGGTGCAGCTTCTCCGGGCGATCTTCCAGGCGCCCGTCGCGCATCTTCTTGTAGCGGTATTGCGAGGCCAGGGCGCGGATCAGGATGGGGCAGCCGGCGCGCGAAATCTGGAGGGCGGGCTGGCCGCCGATGGACGTGCGCATCAGCTTCTCGACCGCGTTGATGCGTGGCTCGACGTTGTTGGTCGAGGCTGGATACGCCAGAAAGCCCTGATCGCGCAGCACGTCGAACGGGCATTCCTCGCTGATCTGACTTTTCTCGCGGCCCGCCGGGTCGGCCACGACGAACACCCGCTTACCCGCGTAGGGCTCAGCCGACAGCTCTGGCTTGAGCTGTTCTTCGAGCATCTGGATCAGCCCCATATCCTCGGTGACGACCTCCTTGTAGACGATGAGACGCCCGAGCGTGTCCACCTGGGTGATCAGCGCGCAGGGGGTGCGGCCGAAATCCTGCGCCACCATGATCGGGCGGTGCGGGTTCACTACCGTAGTAATGTCTTTGACATGCGTTTCGGCGTGGAAGCTGGAGCGGAACACCGCCTGCCCCGCATTCGAGGTCCCCCACATCGACTCGACATGGACCTCGGCCCAGCCCTTGCCGCGGTTCGACATCAGATTTTCGTAGTAGTTCGGCGGCAGGTTCTCGACGTTCTCGGCATAGGGACCGATGCCGCTCGGCTGGTGGAACAGCGCGAAACGCGGGTCCGGCGCGAGCACCATGACCTCGTGGTAGGCGCTGTCCACGTCCCACGGGTTCGTGTCGCCGATGACCCCGAACCACGTCGGCCCGCCCATTATCTTGGAGGGGTAACGTCCACAGCGGCCTATGAGCGCGTCGATGATCTCGAACGGGACTTCCCTGATCTCGTTGACCCAGGCGCCGGTGAGCTGCAACGACAGCAATCTGCGCTGATCCTCCTTGGTATCGAGCGGAATAAGCGGCCAGTCGGAGTGGATGCGCGTGCCATCGGGTAGGGCGAACCTGATCCGCACCGTCGAGTCGGTCACGTAGAACTGCACCATCGGGCCGAGATATTGCTGGATGTCGGCCAGCACGGTCGCCTTGAGCTGGGCGAACGTGTTGCGGATGCAGGCAAAGCGAGTGTAGCGCACGCCGTCCGAGTGCGGGCGCTGCTGCGTCATGCGCCGCACCAACTCCATGATCGCGCCCATCGTCTTGCCGGAGCCGTACGGGCCGACCATCACCCGCACGAGGCTGGTGCTGTCCAGCATGAACCGCCGGACGGTGAGGCTCGGCGCGTAGGTCAGGCTCACGCGGCCAGCTCGTGCGCGGCAGTGTTGGGCACCATGTCGATGGTCTCGACGCGGTCGCCCATGTTGATGATGACCGCGAATTGCGGGCCGCCCGCCCCGGCGGGACCGTCGCCCTCGCCGATCCCGGCGATCTGGCGCATCTCCTTGATCAGCCCGACTTTCGCCGCCGCCGGGGTTTCCGGGTCCAGCAGCAGCCGAAATCCCTCGGGCAGCCCGAACTCGGCCAGCCCGGTCTGGGCCAGCGATTGCAGCTTGGCGCGCAGATTGTCGGGATGGTTGAACTCCGCGCGCACGCGCTCGATCTGCGCCTTGTTGCCCGGCTGCATGGCGAACCACGCGACATGGCCCTCGGTCAGCGCGAACTGCTTGCCGATGTCTTCGTAGGAATAGGTCGCCTGCGCGATCAGGGTGACCAGCGAGTGATGCGGCAGCGCCAGCGGGTTCGGCGGCTTGACCGGGATGACCCTGGTGACGACGCCGCGCCCGCTCATCAGCGTGGCCAGGGAGATGAACTCGCCCGAGTCGTCGACCGTGGTATCGAGTCCTGCATCTGGTAGGTGGGACATGTTCCAGCCACGAGCTATTGCGTCAGCGCCTTAGCATGGCCTAGTCATGGCTACTACGGTAGTAGATAAGGGGGCCAAGTGCCCATAGCGCTGCCAGGAGTCTCGGTCTCGACGCCGCCCGCGCAGGCCCGCGCCGGCGGATTGCTTCGCGTGGTCTCCGGTCAGGAGCTGGATCGCCGCGACGCGCAGAGCCGCGCCGACGAGGCCGCGCGCCGCCAGAGCGCCTTGCAACTGCATGAACTCGATCTCGGGGCCTACATCCGCAACACCTGGATGATGTTCCGCAACCACCGCAACACCAACCAGGGGGCCGACAGCCTGAACAACCGGCTGCTGCGGGCGCAGCGCATGATCGAGGGCAAATACGACAGCGCCAAGCTCACCGAAATCCAGAAATTCGGCGGCTCGGAGGTCTATTCGCGGCTGGTTTCCGGCAAATGCCGGGGGGCCACCGCGCTGATGCGCGACGTCTATCTCGGCCCCGACCGCCCGTGGGACATCCAGCCGCAGCCCGACCCGCCGGTGCCGCCCGGCGTGCTCGACCACATCATCCAACTGATCCAGATCGAGGCGGCGACGCTGGCGCAGTCCGGCCAGCCGGCGATCCCCGAACAGCTCCACGCGCGGCAGATGGGCCTGCTGCACGCCGCCGTGCAGGCCGCGCGCCAGCAGGCGCTGATGCAGGCCAACAGCACCGCCGACAAGATCGAGGACATGCTGGTCGAGGGGAAATTCTATGACTCGCTGGCCGAGTTCCTGACCGACCTGCCGATCTTCCCGTACGCCGTGCTCAAGGGGCCGGTGGTGCGCATGGTCCCGCAGATCGTCTGGAACGGCAACGCCGCCAGCATCCGGCAGCAGGCGCGGATGTTCTGGGAGCGGGTGTCGCCGTTCGATTTTTACTGGACGCCGGGTGTGTCAAGGATCGAGGACGCCGACACCCTAGAGCGCAAACGCTTTACCAGGGCCGACCTCAACGCGCTGATCGGCCTGCCCGGCTACGACGAGCAGGCGGTGCGCGGCGCCATCGACGATTACCGGCGTGGCCTGCGCGAGTGGCTGGACAGCCCCGATACCGAACAGGCGATCAACGAGGGCAGGGAGAACCCCAACCTCAACCGCTCGGGCATCATCGAAGGTCTTGAGTTCAACGGCATGATCCAGGGCGACATGCTGCTGGCGAACGGGGCCGATCCGAAAACCATCCCCGACATCGACCGCGACTACAACGTGCAGTGCTGGGTGGTCGGCCGTTACACCCTGAAAACCCAGATCAACCCGATGCCCCGGCAGCGGCACCCCTACTATGTCACCAGTTTCGAGAAGGTGCCGGGGACCGTGCATGGCCACGGCCTGCCGGACCTGCTCGAAGACATCCAGGAGATCAGCAACGCCGCGCTGCGCGCGACGGTCAACAACCTCTCCATTGCGTCAGGCCCGCAGGTGGTCATCGACGAGGAGGCGCTGTCGCCGACCGAGAACGGCGACGAGCTGTATCCGTGGAAGCGCTGGCGCATCTCGCGCGACCCGATGGGCAATCCGAGCGCCAAGCCGGTCGAGTTTTTCCAGCCCGCGTCGAACGTGCAGGAGAACCTTCAAGTCCTGCAATACGCCAACACGATGGCGGACGAGGCATCCGCGATCCCGCGCTACGTGACCGGCGAGAGCCTGTCCGGCGGCGCGGGCCGCACGGCGTCGGGCCTGTCGATGCTGATGAACAACGCGCAGAAGATGTTGCAGACGGTGGCTGGCAACATCGACCGCGACGTCATGGCTCCCTTACTGGACGGCATGTACGACCTGATCATGCTCACCGATACTACCGGAGTATTGACGGGGCAGGAAAGCATCCGCGTCCGGGGCGTCAATGTGGCGGTGCAGCGCGAGACCGAGCGCCAGAAGCAGCTCCAGTTTTTGCAGATCACCGGCAACCCGATCGACGCGCAGATCATCGGCCCGATGGGTCGCGCCCGCGTGCTGCGCGCCGTGGCCGCGAACATGGGCCTGCCGGACGACGTGGTGCCGGACGATCAGACCATGCAGTCGCAGCTCGACGCCCAGAAGCAGATGGCGGCGGCGGGACAGGCATTGACGGCAGCGGGCGCGGGCGGACCGCCCGGCAGCGCGCCACAGGCTCCCGGTGGACCGCCCAGTCCGGCACAGCCGGGCGGCCCGCCAGGGGGTGCGCCGGGCGGGCCTCCCTCGCCCGGCAGCACTCCGGGCGGCGGTGGGGTGGGTCCTTCGCCGCCCGGAGCAGGGGGACATTCCCTGCCCAACCCCGCGCCGCAGCCCGGCCCGTCGGCGCACTCCGACCACGCACCGCCGTTCAACGCCTTTCAGCAACACCAAGGAGCGATCTGATGGACACCAAAGCACCGACCAAGGAACTCGCCCGCACCACGCTCGACGGGGCCAAGGGCGGCAAGGCGAGCACCAGCGGCCCGACCGGCAGCGCCCGCGCCTACCCCAAGGGCAAGCTGCCGAGCGGCAACGGGCGCAGCTTCGTCCCCGACGGCAAGAGCGACTACGGCGTCGCCGGCGTCGGCGGTGGTGAGTAGCCATGCCGATCTCCAGCCATCCCGGCGGCATCAAGGGCGGGATGCCGATCCCCCGGACGCCGCTGGGCGGGGGCAACCCCGCCGGGCGGGCTTTGGGTCACTATGGGACGCAGCCGCCCGCGCCTGGCTCGCCTGCGTCGATGGTCATGGCGCCCAAACCGATGACGCCCGCGACCAGCCTGCCGACCTCGCCGAACACCGACCTGGCCCCCGTGCGCGGGGCCATGGGTGGCATCCGCTCGCACCCGCGCCTCGGCGGGATCGTCGGCAAGACCCTGTCCTCGCCGGGCAACCTCTAAGGAACGAACCCATGGGATTGAATATCGGAACCCCCGCCGCCGAAGCCTGCCGGGGCCTGCGCGGCAGCAAGGAATTTGCCCTCGTGCTCGCCGAACTCCGGCGCATGTGGAGCGACCGGCTGATCGCCGCGGCGTCCTCGCCGGTCGAGCAGCGCATCGAGGCGACCGCCTATGCCCGCGCCTTGCTGGACCTGTGGGTCGGCTACGAGGCCGCGACCTCCGGCAAGAACCCGCGCGCGGTTGCTACGGTAGTAGAGGGCCACGGCGACCTGTTCGCCGAGCACGTCTCTCCGCACGAGGGCCGCGCCCACGAGGGCAGAGCGGGGGTGATCGAGGAGACCGCGCCCGTCCACGCGACCCAGCTTCCCGCCGAGTCGCGCCACGGCAAGGGACACCACGCCGAGCCGCTGGACGAGCCGCCGCCGACGCCGAAAGCCACCACGAAATTCTCTACGACGACTGACAAGAAGGGCTAACCTATGTCCGAGACGACGGCCGCACCGCCCCCAGCCCCCGTATCGGCCCCGGCCCCGCCGGTCGATCCCAATGCCGGGTTCGAGACGCCGATCCCGCCGGCCGTGCGCCGGCAGGCCGAGCGTGCCGCCGCCTTGCAGACCGAATACGCCCACGGCGTCGCGCGCCAGACCGCCGAGCTGGAAGCCGCGATCTCTGGAAAACCGATTGCTGACGCAGCCGAAAGCGGGACTGGTCCTGGGCAGTCCACCCCCGCTCCGGCTGCGCCAGCAAGCCCCGCACCCGTGCCGCAGGGCATGGCGAACACGGGTGCCGGGTCTCCCGCGCCGACGCCGACGGAGGCAGCGCCTCCCGACGTGTCGGCGTGGGAGCAACGCTACCGCACCCTCGAAGGCAAATACTCCGCCGAGCTACCCCGGTTGCAACAGCAACTCGGGGCGGCGCAGAGCGAGATCGCCCGGCTGCACGCGCAGGCCGAGCGCGCCGAGATCGAGCGCCTGACCGCGCCCGCGCCGCGCTCCCAGATCGACGTGCCGCAAGAGGACATCGAGACGTTCGGCGCGGACTTGGTCTCGGCCTCGCAGCGCTGGTCGCGCGCGGGCGTCGAACCGGAGATCGCCGAGCTGCGCCAGCAGCAGCAGCAACTTCGCCAGCAGATGCAGCAGGTGGCGCGCACCGCCGCCGAGCGCGATGTCGAGGCGCGGCTGGCGGCGTCTGTGCCAAACTGGCAACAGATCGACCGCGACGTGAATTTCCACGAATGGCTGGCGCGTCCCGACGTTTTTTCTGGACAATCCAACCACCCTAGGCTGGTAGAAGCCTATCGCGCGGGTGACGCTGCCCGCGTGGTCAATATCTTCCAAGCGTATTTGCGCGAGCATACCGTTCCCAACCAGGGCGGGACACAGCCGATCCAGACCACGCCGCCGATCTCTCCCTCGGCGGGGCAGGCGGGAAGGCTACCCCTCGAAACCCTGGCCGCCCCCGGCACCGTCCGGTCCGGCAGCACGAACGGCGCGAGCGAGCCGCCGATCATCCGCAGGGCGGAGGTCAAGGCGTTCTACGACGCGATCATTCAAGGTCATTACCGAGGCCGCGACGCCGCGCGTCAGGCCAGGGAAGCCGAGATCAATGCCGCGTTCGCCGCTCAACGTGTGGTCTGAAACATAGCTACTACGGTAGCAATTCTCTGGGAGCACTCTCATGGCCTATCCTGTCGCCAATCCCCCGTTCGGCGGGGCCGGCACCGGCGCGACCCCGCCCTACTCGGGCGTCTTCATTCCCGAGATTTGGTCGGGCAAACTCATCGAGAAATTCTATGCAACGACGGTTTTGGCCGCGATTGCCAACACCGACTACGAGGGCGAAATCTCCAGCCACGGCGACAAGGTCAAGATCAGGACGAAGCCGACCATCACGATCCGGCCGTATCAGGCGGATCAGCCGCTGCTGGTCGAGCGCCCGTCGTCCAACATCATAGAAATGCTGATCGACCAGGGCCAGTATTTCAATACGATCCTGGACGATGTGATGGAGGTCCAGAGCGACATCAACCAGCTCTCGCTGTGGGCCGACGACGCCGCCGAACAGATGAAGATCGTCATCGACGTCGCCGTGCTCGGCACCATCGACGCGGGCATCGTCGCGGCCAACAAAGGGGCCACGGCGGGCAAGCACAGCGCCAACATCAACCTCGGCGCGGTCGGCGCACCGGCGGTGGTGACGCCCTCCACGGTGCTCGATTTCATTGTCGATATGGGAACGGTTTTGGACGAACAAAATATCCCGGAGACGGGACGTTGGCTCATCCTGCCGCCCTGGCTCGCCGGCATGGTCAAGAAGTCCGACCTGCGCAACGCCTCGATCTCGGGCGATGGCGTCTCGCTGGTGCGCAACGGCCGTCTCGGCATGATCGACCGCTTCACGCTGTACGGGTCGAACCTGCTGCCCACGGCGGTCGAGGGCACCGACACCGCGACGCGCGTGTTCGCCGGCCATCCGCACGGCCTGTCGTTCGCCTCGCAGATGACCAACATGGAGACCATGCGGTCGGAGCAGGCGTTCGGGACGCTGATGCGCGGCCTACAGATTTACGGCAACAAGGTCCTCGACGGGATCGCGTTGACGGAACTGTATGCCGTTCGCGGCACGGCCTAAACTACTACGGTCGTAACCTCACGCACCGTAAGGCCCGCGCCGATGAGCGGCACCGTTCGCACCATCGCCACTGTTCTCGCGGAAGCGCGCACGCTCCTGCAAGACAAGCACACGCCCTATCGCTACACCGATGACGAGCTGTTGGAGGCGTTCAACGGTATCGTTGCAGAGATCAGGGCGAAGCGACCGGACATGTTCCTCGGCGCGGGCATCGGGCTGCGTGACCCGGTGCCCTATTACACGATGGCCAACACCACCACGCCGTTCCCGCTGCCGGCGACCGCCTACAACGCCTGCCTCTACTACGTCGTAGGGCGCAGCTCGCTGCGCGACGACACCTACGCCGACGACAGCCGGGCCGTCACCATGATGAACAAGGCGGTGACCTCGTTGCTGACGGTGGCATCGTAATGGGGGCCTCGTGAGCACCGTCCCGCCGACCCAGCACGCCACGCTGATGCGTCCCAGGGAGGCGCTGGACCGCTTCTTCGACGAGATCGAGGCGGTGGTGCCCGGCGTGCTGCACGCCGTCGTGCAGATGTGCCTGTGGGACAGTATCGAAGACTTCTGCACGCGCAGCACGTTCTGGCGGCAGACCGTGCAGTGGACCCTCGGGGCCGGGGTCAACATGCTCGACTTCAACCCGTTCGATGGGGCCAGCCTGATCGTGCAGGTGCTCGAACTGGAGGGTCTCAGCCAGTGGGAAATGCAGCCTGTTGCGGTGTTGGTCGACCACGGTGATAGCACCCTACAACGCCAGGGCCACGCGCTCGTCGCCCTCAAGCCGGTGCGGCTGTCCAACCAGATACCGGGCTTCCTGACCGATCTGTGGTTCGAGCCGCTGCGCGACGGCGCGCTGAGCCGCCTGTACGGCCAGCCGGCCAAGCCCTACTCGAACATGCAGCTCGCGCAGTTCTTCGGGCGGCGCTTCGAGGTCGGCATTTCTCGCGCGCGGGGCCGCGCCGCGCACATGAACAGCCGCCACGCGCCGACATGGCGGTTCCCGTATTTCGCCCGTGGCCGGAGGAAAGTCTGATGGGCGCGATCTACGACATCACCGCCGCCGAGTTCGCGCGCGGGCGCATCGACTGGGGCGTGCAGAGCCTCGTGCTGGCGCTGACGTCTGTGGCTTACACGCCCAGTTACGCCGCCGAGAAGCATGTCATCGACCTGCCGACCGGCGTGGTGATGACGCCGTTCTACCCGCTGTTCGCGCCGGTCGTGCGCTCCGACGGCGTGTGCCAGGTCAACCGCGCCATCCTGCCTGGTGTCACGACCACCGGGCCGATCAAGGGCGCGCTGATCGCCTTCGATGACGGCGGCGGCGACAGCAGCACGTTCCAGCTCGCCTGCTTCCTCGACCAAGGGCTCGGCTTCGGGATGTGGCCGGAGCAGGAAGATATCAGCATCAACTGGGATGCGAACTTTGGCGGCGTGCTCAAGCTGTGAGTAGGTATTCCATCGAGCCGATCGGCGTCGAGCTGGCGACCGTCGCGGTGTCGTGCCAGCTCGACTACGACGAACTGACGCTCACGGGGGCCGGGCCGGGACGGGTAGGGACCATTATGCTCAAAGCACGCGGCACTACCGTAGTAGTTCCTACCGATGGCGGCGGCGAGATTTTGTTCTGGCAGCCGACCATCGCCGCCGTGCCCATCGTCGGCCGCGTCACCAAGCACCCGCGCGACCGGGCGCGCTACACCGTGGACTTTACCGACTGGGTGGACCCCGGCGAGCTGCTGGTGTCGATCAGCGACGTGCTGGTGACCCTGCTGGCGGCGACCTGGGCCGGTCCCTACCCGCCGTCGATCCCGCCCGCCGGCCCGGTCGTGCTGCCGCCCGATCCGACGCCGCTCACGGTCCACTCGGCCTACCTCCTCGACAACGACGTGCAGGCGCAGGTGTTCGTCGATTTCGGCACCGACGGGAACACCTACGCGCTCGAATTTACGGTCGGCGGCACGTCCGGCCGCGCCATCAACGTCCGGGTCGACTGCTCGGTCCGCTCCGGCGTCATCAAGGCGGTGCAAGCGCTATGACGGTCCAGTTCGCCAACAACGCGGTCTCGGCGTTGCAGGTCGGCATCTCGCCGACCGACAACCATCTCATCGTCGCCCCCGCCGACGCGGCGCTGTTCCCGCCCGCCGGCGGCACCGACGTGTTCGACCTCGTGATCGAGGACAGAAAAGTCGTCCCGCCGATCCGCGAGATATGCCGGTGTTACTCCCGTAGCACCAACAATCTCCAGGTCACGCGCGGCACCGAGGGCACCGCGGCGCTGGCCTGGGCGCCGGGGGTGATCGTCTCGCACCGCATCACCGCCGCCGGCATGGCGACGCTGCGCGATGACAGCTTCTACGGCCAGCGGCTGCTCGGCTCGTTCGGCACCGCGCCGACGATCCGCCCGGACGGCACGCCGCTTGAGGTCGGCGACCACTACTACGACACCACCTTGCGGGAATTGTTCGTCTGGCTGCCCGGCGGCTGGGCGAGTGCGGCCAACGACATCGCCGGCGACACCACCATCGGCGGCTATCTGAACGTGGGCAAAGACGCCGCCGTGGACGGCAATCTGCACGTCCTCGGCACCGCCAAGGTGGACGGCGCGACCACGCTGGCGGGCCTGACGGTTACCGGCACGGTGACCGCGACGGGCGCGGTCACCGTGCAGACCCTCACCGTCAACGGCAACGAGAATGTCGGCGGCGTGCTGGCCTCGGCGACCGGCATCACCACGCCGGGCTACATCCATGCCGGCGGCTCGCTCGATGCTTATACCCTCAACGTCGGGGCCGGCGGTGCCAACGTCAACGGCGCGTTTTCCGCGTCGTCGATCTATACGGCGGGCAATATCTCGACGCCGCTGGACATCTACGGCCGCCGCATCATCGCCAGCGCCGACGTGTATGCGTACACCGACATCCAGGGCACCAACATCACCGCGCGCGGCAACCTCAGTGCGAACGGCAACGCGGGCATCGCCGGCGGCCTGAGCGTGGGCGTCGATATCACCGCCGGGCGCAACGTCACCGGGGCCTACGGCCAGTTCAACTCGGCACACATCCTCGGCCCGCTCAATGTCGACGGCGCGTTCGGCGCGGGCACGTCGATCTGGTCGGGCGGCGCGATCTCCGCCGTCGGCAGCATCAACGCCAACGGCAACGTCATCGCCGGGGCCGCGCTGCAAGGGGCCTATGTCCACTCGACCGGCAGCACGCAGACCGACGGCGACAGCGTCACCAACGGGGTGATCTATGTCGGCGGCACCGGCGGCATCCTTATGTTCGTCTCGAACGCCACTCGCGAGATACGCTACACGACGGATGGCTGGTCCTCTACGTTCGACTGGTCTAGCGGCATCTTCGGGTGGTTCACCCCCGGCAGCGTCGCCAATATGTTTCTCGACAGCGTCGGCAATCTGCATGTCCACGGGCAGGTCTATGGCGGCCAGCGCGCCGCCAGGGTCGCGGGCGTGCTGGAGGTCGAGCCGGGCAACCCGGTGTCCTACGACGCCATGATCGAGGCACTGGCCGCGCGCGTCGCCGCTCTGGAAGCGCTACTACCGACGCAGACCTCGCGCGGATGAGCTACTACCGTCGTAACCACCTAGCAGGAGCAGCACCATGAAGGGTATTCCGTCCGGCAAGATCGGCCCGTCCTCGGTCGATCCGGCCTCGAAAGGCAGCAACCCCGCCGGCAACTCGCCGGGCAATCCTGGCAAGTCCAAGGCCGCGCCCGCGATCCCAGGCCCGAGCAAGCCGGGGATGCCGATCTCCATGAAGAAGGCGCTGCGGCGTAAGTAGGAGGTTTTCCGATGGCCAAGAACCCGTTCGCCAAGAAGTCCGCCAAAGGCTTCGAGCAGTCCAAGTTCGACAACGACAAGGGCGTCAAGGAAGGCTCGAAGGCGGACATGAAGCGCGATGCCAAGGAACTGCCGAAGTTCATGGCGGCGAAGAAGCGGAAGTAGCGCACTACCGTAGTAGAAAACTACCGTGATAGGCAGCGATGGTACAGTGGTCGGTCAAGGATATGGGCGGCGAGATGCCGAGGACCGACCCTCGGCTGCTGCCGCCCGCGATGGCCGAGGACGCCTGGAACGTCGATCTCCAGTCCGGCCCGCTCGATGGGCTGGGCGTGCCGCTGCTGATCAAGGATTTGACCGCCGCCCCTGATCCGGTGATGCGGGCCTACCGGCTGCCGGGGCCGGTCGTGGGCGACCCCGATGCGTGGCTGCCGCTACCCTCGCCCTATTCGAGCTGCGTGCGCTCGCCCTTGGCCAACGACCAATACCGTCGCGTCTACTGGACATCGCCGGGGGAAAACGCGAAGTGGTCGACCTACGACGACATCCGCAACGGCTGGCCGCCCTACGATCTCGGCGTGATCCAGCCGACCGCCGCCTACACGCCCGTGGTCAGCGCCTCCGGCGGCACCGCGCCGGACGTGGTGCCGTGGGTGTCGCGCTCCTACCTGATCACCTTCATCAATTCCTACGGCGAGGAGAGCGCGCCCAGTCCGCCCTCCGACCCGGTGGACGGGGCATCGGACGGCGACTGGCAGATTTGGGTCAACGGCGCGCTGCCGGGGCCGGTGGCGGGCAGGAACTATCCGGGGCCGATCACCATCCGGCTGTATCGCACCGTGGTCGGGCAGACCTCGGGCGCGGTCTACTACCAGGTGCGCGACTTCAAGATCAGCCTCGGCGACGTGCCACCGCAGCCCTATCACGACACGCTGCTCGACAGCGAGATCGTCGGCAACCTCGTGCTGGCCAGCACCAACTGGGTCAACCCGCCGGACAACCTCGACGGCATGACCGTCATGCCCGGTGGGATGCTGGTCGGGTTCACGCGCAACACCGTGCATTTCTGCGAGCCGGACCACCCGCACGCATGGCCCGCCAGCTACGATCAAAGCCTGATCTTCGATATCGTCGGCTTCGGCGTCTGGCAGCAAAGCCTCGTCGCGTTGACGCTCGGCACGCCGGCCATCGGCTCGGGCCAGATGCCGTCCTCGTTCACCTTCTCCGGCTTGCAGGTGCCGGAGCCTTGCATCTCCCGTGGCAGCATCATCACCGACCTCATGGGCGTCTACTATTCATCCCAGAACGGCTTGATAATGCTCAATTATATGGGAATGCAAAATATGACTCTGCAACAAGTTACCCGGAATATCTGGCTCGAAGAATACAAGGGTGCAAGTTTGATAGCGTGTCGACACCGTAGTCAGTTCCTGGCGATCAACGGCGGCGACCACGGGTTCATCATCGACTACGGCGAGCCGCGCCTGGGCGTCATCCACATCGACCCGGTCTCCGGGGCCGACTGCGTGTGGAACGACCCCTATGACGGCAGCACCTTCATCATCAACGACAAGCTGGTCTACCGCTGGGACGATCCGACGGCGCAGGCGATGACGTGGCGCTGGCGCAGCAAGAAATTCAACCTGCCCAAGCCGACCAATATCGGCGCGGTGCAGCTCTGGGTCTCGAAGGAGGTTACTACCGCAGTAGCACCGCCCGCGCCGCCGATGAGCACGCAGGACAATTCCGGTCTGGTGCTGCCGGACGGCGTGGTCTGCCTGTTCCGGTTGTTCGCCGACGACGAGATGATCTACGAAATGCCGATCATCGAGCCGCTGCAACTGCTGCGCCCGCCCTCGGGGCTGATGGCGTACGAGTGGCAGTTCGAGATCGTGTCCTGCATCGCCGTCTATCAGGTGCAGCTCGCCACCACGGTGAAGGAGCTGCAAGGTGCCTGACAGCACCGCGATCAGCATCTTCGGCCCGGTATCGGCGAACAAGACGCTGATGGGGGTGCCCGACCCCAGCGCGCAGAACGGCGCGATGGCGCTGCGCGTGCTGAAATCGAACATGGACCAGCTCTCCGGGTTTTCCGGCTCGGTGCTGGATCGCGCGGTCACCTTCAACGACCTGCTCGCGCACAACGTCACCGGGGGCGGCTCGGGCGGCTCCTCGGTCGGACCGCCGGGGCCGCAGGGCAAGCCGGGACCGACGGGACCGGAAGGCCCGGACGGGCCGCCCGGACCGGCTGGCCCCAAGGGCGACACCGGACCCGCCGGTCCGACCGGCCCCGCCGGACCGCAGGGTGCGCCGGGCGATGCCTCGGCGGGGATGCCGTCCTCGAACGCGCCGCCGCTCATGGACGGCGTGGCCAATCCCGGCGTCTCCGGGGAATGGTCGCGCGGCGATCACGTCCATCCGCACGACACGTCGCGGTTTCCGACCACGGGCGGCACGATCAGCGGCAACGTCGACGTCACCGGCCAGATCACGGCAGCCTACGTGCATTCGTCCGGCAACGTGGACGCGGCGGGCGACGTCAATGCGTCCGGCAACGTCCATTGCGTCGGGGTCTATGCCACCGGCGGCCTGTTTCAGATCGGTCCGAACTACTATCTGGCGCGCGGCGCGGCGGACGGCTTCTGGCGCTTCGTCGAGAACGGCACGGTCAACTTCACGGTCCAGACCGACGGCGGCGCGTCCGCGCGCGGCGACGTGCGCGCCAACAACGGCCGTGTGTTCTCCATCGGCGCGGGCAACAACCCGGTGTTCACCTGCTGGGACACCACCCACGGCATCGCGGCGGGGCTGCTGCTCGGGGCCGACAACCAGCTCTATCTGGCCAATGTCGACGGCAACGGGGCGTTCCAAAGCTCGCGGCTGCATCTCGACGCCTCGGGCAATACCGTCGTCGCGGGCACTTTTGCCGCGAATGGCGGCGCGACTTCGCTCTATGTCAGCGGCAGCATCCACGCGCTGAACTGGGAGAGCTACCAGTTCTTCATGGATACCAGCACGGGCATGTGGACGTGGCAGCGCTGGGACGGCTGGGCGCAGATGTGGCTCGACGGCGGCGGAAATTGCCGCGTCCACGGCGGGTTCTACGGCGGCCAGCGGCTGCGCGCCGAGACCAATGGAACGCTGACGCGCGACGCCCCCGAGGGCAAGGCGATGTCCACCGACGAGCTATTCGTGGCGATGTCGGAGCAGATCGCGGCGCTGCAAGCGCGTGTCGCCGCGTTGGAGGCTCGTCCATGAACATCCGCATCAACCACCCCGGCGACGGCCATTGGATCATGCAGCAGGTCCAAGGCGTGTTCTCGCCGGACACCGATCATTCGCTTATGAACTACGACGGTAGTAACACTCGGCGCGGAGGGTTCGCGCTGTGCAACTATTTGGGTGCCTCGATCACGGTCCACATGGCGGGCAGCGATCCCCGCTGGTGCTCGCGCGAGCTGATGTGGATGGTGTTCGACTACTCGTTCAACCAGCTCGGTGTGCGCAAGGTGCTGGCGCTGGTGCGCTCCACCAATGAGATCGCGCTGGATCAGGACATGCGCGCGGGCTTCAAGCTCGAAGCCATCATCCGCGAGGTCTACCCCGACGCCGACATGTGGGTGCTCGGCATGACCCGCGCGCAATGCCGCTGGCTGGCGCTCAAGCCCAAGCACCATCGCATCGAGAGGGCCGCGTAATGGGCGGCAAGCAGAAAGCGCCCCCGGCGCCCGACTACACGCCGCTGGTCGCCGCCTCGACGCAGAACGCGGATACGGCGCGCTACGCGGCGGACAAAGCCTACGACACGTCGCAGCAGCAGCTCGACTGGGCGCGGCAGCAATATGCCGACCAGAAGCCGCAGACCGATGCCTTTATGAAGTCAATGATCGCCAACAGCGACCAGCAGACGCAGCAGGCCAGCGACGCCGAGGCGCGCTACAAGTCGGTCTACCAGCCGATCGAGGACAAGTTCGCGAGCGAGGCGACCGGCTGGAACTCGCCGACGCGCTCGAACCAGCAGGCCGGAGCCGCCGAGGCGGAGGTCGCCACCCAGTTCAACCAAGCCCGCAACGCCAGCCAGTCGGCGTTGGAGAGCTACGGCATCGACCCCAGCCAGACCCGCTATGCCGCCCTGGATTTGGGCACCCGCGTGCAGCAGGCCGCCGCGCAGGCCACCGCCGGCACTCAGTCGCGCGTGCAGACCGAGGCCACGGGCTTGGCACTCCAGGGCGAGGCGGTCAATATCGGCCGCGGCTATCCGGGGCAGGTGGCGCAGTCCTACGCCGGGGCGACGCAGGCGGGCACGTCGGGGATCAATGCCGGTCTCGGGACCATGTCCACCGGCAGCAACATGATGGGCAACCCGGCCTCGTGGTTCTCCGGCGGGTCGAGTGCATTAAATTCGTCGACCGGCGCGCTCGCCGGGGCCGGCAACATGATGAATACCGGCTTTCAGGACAACATGGCCCACACCCAATACAACAACCAGCAGATCGCCCAGAATATGCAGGGCATCGGCCGGATGATCGGTGGCGCGATTTCCGGTGGCATGAGCGGCGGCGGCTCGGCCCTGCTCGGTATGCTGTAGGAGCGTCGACACCATGGCAATGAACATCGGGCCACTCGTCGACGGATTGTATTCCGGGGCCGACCACTACCAGGAAGCCAGCGCCCGGCAGATGGCCAACGACCGGCAGAAGATGGAGCTGGACGCGCTGCGCGCCGCCCTCGCGCCGGACGACGGCAGCTTCGGCGGCCAGCCGGGTGGCCAGCCGGGTGGCCAGCCGGGGACCATGCCGAACGGCCTGCCCGATCCGACCAAATTCCCCGGCGAGACGGGTTCTACTACGGTAGCACCATCCGCCGTCTCCGGCACGCCGCCGGTGCATCAGGTGTCGCACGAGGTCGATACCTCGGAGTTGGAGCGCAAGGCCAAGAAGCCCGGCGGCGTCACGTCCGACGAGGCGGCGAAGGAAAAGCCCGGTAAGGCGATCTACGACACGCCCGCCGGACCCCCGATCCCGGACGTGAACACCGGCCTGCCGCGCAGCGACACGCCCGCCTATACCGGCACGCCACCGGGCGCGGGCGGGGCACCCGGTACCGGGCCGGTGCCGCCGCAGCCAACCACGGCTCCCGCCTATAGCGGCACGCCGCCGGGCGCGACGGGCGACGGCTCGAATGTGCCGCCGATCACCACGGGCGGACGGAACGTGCCGCCGACCAACACCGGGACGTGGCCGCCCCAAGCCCCCACCCCGCCCGCCACGCCGGAGCAGACGCAAGAGGAAAAGCTGCTCGCGATGTCGCCGGAGGAACGCCGTCGTGCGCTGCGCGGCCCGGTCCCCGGTCGCGCCCAGGCGGTGCCCCCACCCCCATTGACGCCGCAGAGCGCGCTGCACGGCACGGGTGGCACGGCGGAGCCGCAGGAGCCGCCGCCGCCCGCTGCCCCCATCGGGCCGGACGATGGCAGCGACAGTTTTCCCTCCCCGCGCACGCCGCCCGCTTCGCAGACGGCGGCGATGGCCCCGCGCCGCGCGCTGGGCTTCGGGCCGATCCCGGCCAATGGCGGGATGCCCAACCTGTCGCGTCCGGGACAGCGCGTGGGCGAGACCACGGAGCCGCAATCCAGCCCGAACGCAAACTATCGCTATCCGCCGGAACGTCCCGCCGCCGGTCCCTACGCCCCGCCGCCCACGCCGCCCACGCCCGCGCCGGCCGATCCGCGCTCGCCGACGACCACGCCGCAAGGCTCGGCACTGCTCAACGGCCCGCGCAACAGCCTCGGCATGACGCCGACGCCGTCGCAGGTCGGCGCACCGCAGATGGTCGCCCCCTCGCAGCCCGGCCAGCCCGGCTGGATTTCGAGCGTGCTGGGGCATCTCAACCCGATCTCGGCCGCGCACGGCGAGACGATGCCCACGCCGGCCCCTACTACGGTAGCAACCCAACAACCTACCACGCCGACACCCACGCCCGCCGCCACGGCTGGGGCACCGGCACCCGCACCCACGCCCGCGCCCGCGCCGGCCACGCCCGCGCCTGCGCCCGCGCCGGCCTCTGCATCGGCACCGGCAAACGCCGAGAAACCGGCCACACCCTCGGCAACGCCCCCCGCGACACAGGGCGCACCCGCCGAGAAGCCGGTCGAAAAACCCGCGCCGTCGTTCGCCAAGGGCGACCCGCAGATCGAGGGCGAGCGCCCCGACACCAGCAAGGGGGAGCAATATACGCGCGGGCCGGTGTGGCACGGGCCGTTGCTGGAATTGCAGCGGCAGCGCCCGGACTTGGCGGCGACTGTCGAGAAGATCGCCGAGCGCGAGGGCATCGACCCGGCGCGGCTGGCGGCGCACTGGTACGCCGAGAGCCGGTTGCGCACGTCGTCGGAAGACGGCAGCGCGGGCGAGCGCGGCATCATGCAGGTCAAGCCGGGGACGCAGCAGGAAGTCGACCCGAAGATGCAGCTCAACCCGGCCAATCTCGAAGACAGCCTCACCATGGGGGCGCGCTAC